AAGAGATCTGGTAACTGAAATTGGGCTTGTTAGGATAAGCGCATAAAACTGCTTGAAGACTTGGCAAGACTTCTGACACATCTGAATAATAGATATATAGTATTCTTAAAGCCCCACGCTTTTAAGAAAAGCGAACCAAAAGAGCTTTTAGTTTTTGGTTGGCTTTTTTTCTAAAAAGCCTGCGTCTAAAGACTTCTCTAAAAAAGACACTAGGAACGGAGAAGGATGAGTGTAAGTATCCTAGATATGCAGTCCGCCGCATCAGACTTTGGTTCGGGGTTCGGCCAAAGTAATGGCTTTGGTCAAGGACCCCCAATTCAGATTTCATCTGAGATTGGAAACGTAATTGAGGTCACTGACTTGACCGACGACCTCGGTTTGAACCTACTTGCAAATCAATCCAAGACAAACGCAGCGCCCAGCTTCGGCTCATCTCCCATCCGGCTTTCTGTGCCTGATGAGGGTGCTAAGGCTATACAATTTGACACCCTTGAACCCATCGACTTAGGGTCATTCGGATCAGCACCTCCTATGAATTCAGGAGGTTCCGGTTTACCTCAAGTCACGGTGTCAAGAGAAAATACATCTTCATTCGATAACTATCAGTCATCTAGTTCTGGACCTTCTATTTCTCTAACACCAGCTCCCCCCAGAGACTTCGAGAAGGAAAACCAGGAGAAGATTGAGTATCTCAATAAACTCCAGCGTCTTGATGCAAAGGGTTACCCTATCAGCAAGCGTTTTACCATGGACAACTCATTCGAGGAAATCAAGCAGGAGTATAATCGGTTGGTAGACGCCCGTAACTTGGAGGGATCTCTAAGATTTCAGCGCCAGATGCTAATGGGAGCAATCACTGGTCTTGAGTGGATGAACGACAAATTCGACCCCTTTGATATCAAGCTCCAGGGATGGTCTGAGTCAGTTCACACAAATGTGGAGGACTTCGATGAAATCTTCGAAGAACTCTATGACAAATACAAGGAGCGTGGTAAGATGCCTCCTGAGATGCGCCTAATGATGGCGGTCGCTGGAAGTGGTTTCATGTGCCACGTCTCTAACTCATTCTTCAGACAGAAGATGCCTTCCATGGATGATGTCTTGAAGAGCAACCCTATGTTGGCCAAGCAGATGGCTCAAGCTGCAGCAGCCCAGGCTGGACCTGGCTTCGGTAACTTCATGGGAATGGCCATGGGAATGCCTCAGCCTGGCATGGGGGGTATGGGGGGCGGAGGCCCCCCTCCTAATATGCCTGCCTCAGCAATGGCCATGGATCCACCTGGGCCTACAGGAGGGTTCTTCGGTAATAATGCGCGTTCTCCTCCCAACCCATCTCCTCTAGTTCAGGCTGCAACAGCAGCTGGACCTAATGGCTCTAATTCAGGAGCCAGACGTGAGATGAAGGGTCCCTCTGGTGTCGATGACATCTTGAGAACCTTCGAGGATGTCCGTCGTGCCGAGATGGAAACCATCGGTGTCCGCACAATGCCTAATAACTCATTTGTCCAACAAGAGCAAAGTAATCAGCCTGCAATGGTCGCGGTATCTGAACTCCAGAGCGTGGCAAGCGACGACTACAGTCAGGCCGACTCCACGCGCTCAGGTGTAAGAAGAGGTCGTGGGCGCAGACCAGCTCCTGTTGGCGCATCCTTGAGCTTGGATGTCTAGGGCTTTTACAGGCATAGCCATGGATGCGCAGGCGCATCGAAAAAGCCGGCAAAAATAGTTTTTGTTCTTTTAAAAAATTTGTATAAATGATTTGTAATCAATTATATAAATCATCGCTGCTGTCTAATTAACTCCATAATAGAGTTAACTATGTCACCATTGTGTCTTTTTAAAGTATCTAATGCTTGTTCAATCGTTACTTCAGCATTCTCAGAAACAAGTCTAATATCTACCCCTGGAATTCCATCTGTATCTGGTGGCACTGGTTGCCGAGCAACTGGTGGGGTATTTGACATACTAGCAGTTGCCGTTAAATACCCTCGAGCATATTCCTCTATCCTATCTGAACGACTATTTCTCATTTCAATTATCCTTCTTGTGCCAATACCATAGACTAGAGGGGGTTCAGGTCTTAGAAGTGTCTCCATTTCGCTTGGTGTATTTCTACACAAGGGGCAACTTGAGTTTTTACTGAGCCATGTTCCTATACACTTCAAGTGGTATTTATGGGAGCACGACATTTCAACGCAACCGGTGGTTGAGACCGCTATAGACTCAAAGCAAATAGAACAGTCGTCTGTCATGTGTACGCAGTTTTACGCAACTCGTTGAGTCAATTTTTTGAAAAACGCATACTAGTAAAATTGACATCTATCATAAGATATACACATAGTAAGCCCATATGTTACCTACACTCCCAGAAAAGTGGGTTTTTGGCGAAAAAATTCCGTTTCAGGAATCCAATTTAGTGGAATTCAAAGAGGTCACTGTCTTTGCAGGGCTCTTCAAGAACAAGTCACTTGGTTCATCCGGCCTTCCTAAGTATCGTGAGACCATTATTGGTTTCTTGAATGGAGGTAACGGTTACCTTATTATGGGTATTAAAAATAATGGAACAATCATGGGAGTAGAAAATATAACTGATGACGTAATGGACAAGTTTAACCTTTGGATTGATGGAAGTTTCAATACTCTAGTCTACAAGAATGGAAAACCAATTGATCCATCACAAATTACTATTAAGGTTCATATGTTTCCCGTAGAAGGGAGAGCTTCAAGCATTATCGTGATTGAAGTTGAAAATAGAGGCAAACCTATGGATATTATGACACGCTCTGGGACTATCATTTACAGACTGAATGCAAGTAACTTCAAGGTTTCTTCAGAACCAGTTTACAGGAAGCGTGATGTCAAAGGAATGATACAAGCTGTTCAAGGTCAGATGCAACTTATTATTGATGAAAAACGGAAGACAATTGAGAGACTCCAGGATAAGCATGAAGATGAAATCAAGGAAGTCATGCGAAGTCAATCAAAGGAAATAAGAGCCTATATAGACCAGATTAGCCAGAGCCTTTATGAGAAATACAAAATAGAAGATGAAAAAGAACCATTGTGTTCGCGGATTATTAAATGGGTTACTTTCGGTGCTTTCTAGTCTTTCTCTATAGGCTTTGCTTGAGGACAGAACTTGAAGAAGGGTTCACCATGACCTTCCTTCATATACCAGGTCTTATGTGCTCCAAAACTCTTAGCTTCAAAAGCATCCTGTGTACAAAAGTTAGCAAGGTCCATTGCAGACCGAGGCTTATTCACAGATTTCTCAACACAATTTGAAAAAAAGACATCCTCAGGGTAAGTGGCTTTTATATTAGGATAGTCTCTGATACATTTCTTCTGAAATGAATTCTTTCTGAAACTAAGACCGCCAATTCCATAAAATGAGTTATTCTTAGATTGATCCTTGCCCCAGACTTCCTTAGAATTTCCAACTGCCTTGTCATAGGATCCACACCCTATATAATCGAACTGCATAAAGTCTTGTATTTTAAATTTAGACGCCGGGCATAAAACCGCATCTGTCTGAAAGACCAAGATATTCTCAGCCTTAACCTGGTTCCAGAATTCTAGACTTTTGAACGTTATATTGTAGTCATCTGCAGTAAAGTTATCCTTGTCTAAGGGTATCAAATGGACCTTTCGACCCTTTATATTTAGTATGGCTTGCTCAGCATGTGCTCTATGTGATTTACCATGGAAGACATAGAGATCCCATGATTTGCACATATGTTCATCGAAATTTTCACATACGTATTTTAACATCTTATGTTTCCTTGGTTCTACGATAACTAAGGCACGGCCACCATCTACAATTGTAAGAAGACCGGGATAATATTTCATTATAAGACCAATGATTATGATTAGCGTAATAACACCAATTATAAGAATTGTTTTTTTATCAAGGTCAAACATTCCCTTACTACTTATTGCCCCCATAATCCACGCATGACTTTCTGATATTGGTCATGTGACTTTGAACTAATCTTTGTGTTGACAGGTATCTCATCATCTCCCGATTTATTTCCAAGTTTAGAAGCTTTATCCTGTAAAGATTTAAGAATAGCTTGTTCTTCAGGTGTTAGTGTAACTGTATCTTTTAGACCTTTTGTTTTACATGAACCAAGGCCGCCTTTACCGAAAACACAGAGGCTACTATTTTCATTGAATAAGTAACCAACACATAAGATAACTATGAGAGCCATCCAGGCTGCAGTTACGAAATTGCGTGTAGCTAAGAAGAATATAACGAAAATAATGGTTCTACGAAACCACGGTTGGTTTAAGAATTTCTCTTGCTCCTTCGAGATTTCCATGGGTAGGAAACGACCACCCAAGTTGATCAAGAAAATAGCAACTGCCAGTGAATACGGAGAACTTGCTATTTTTGTTAAGGTTGCTTCAAAAGGACCACTTGGTGGCGGCATTGCAGGCGGGGGCCCTGAGAAACTCATCTAGTTCATATCAATAAATAATTATACTATTTGTATCATATTCACAATATACATGAGGACTGCCATTCCTGTCATCGCGCCTACACGGGGACACCATTCAGCCCCAACCCAGACAATAAAAAGTAATGCTAGACGCCAAATTGGTGATTCCCATAATGCAACCATGCTAGAAGGATAGGGTGTCCGGAGAGAAAGTGCTTCAAAAGCATTCCATCCTAATAGACCCAGTATTACAATGATACGTAGGGTTGCATCAATCATACTTGTAGGTTCATTTGTATCCACACTAGCATCCATCTTACTTTATACTAAGGTTCTATTTGTGTGAAGACGAAGAACTTTCAACACTCGCTGCCGCTGTGTGAGATGGTGATGTTGAATGGTGAGTATCCTTATCCTGAACAGCCGTTGTAATAATACGATCAGATGAGATTGCAACTGGTCTCTCACCTAGCATTCGCTCAATAAACCATCTGTGAGGATTTGAGATGAGCTTAGTATTTTGACCATTTGTATCATCAACCGTATCAGAAAATCCTTCAGATGTATCCTTTTTCTGTAGCCTAGCAAAGACAATTAATGAGACAACTGCTGCTAAGAGGCCTGTTGGCCAGTCCAAAAGAGCAGTACATACCAACGGTACCACAAAGAATAAGCATGAGCCAAGAGTATTGTCTAAGAACTCAAGTGACTTCCGGGGTGCTATTTCAGCAAATGCACCTGCAACAAGTAAGGCTGCAACAGTTAAAATAGTACCAGGCCATTTCAAAACGGTATGGGTATTTATTATCCATGAAAGGGCACTCATATCCATTTCTTCACTAGGCGAAGCTATAGGCTTAGATTGACTATTTGCTCTAGATCTAGGAGGGCTTGAAATATTAGCTTTTGGGGAGGACATATCTACCAGACCGGTGGATAAATGGTCAGACAAAAGACATCTTAGAATGTAGATGGAGTTCGCATCCTTACAAGATGCCTTTCCACAGGTTGAAAATTCTAAAGAAAAACGGCGTTCCAAGAAAAAGGAAGGCTTTCAAGCATACGAATTGCCTCCCACTGACCCAGATCGTCCGGCTGTTCAGCGTATGCTAGAAGTTCCACCTGTTGGAAAGGAGGCGTACACTGATGCTAGCACTGAAAATCAGTTTCTAGACCAAAGTTCCCAGTTTGCAAAGAAATCCAATGTCAATAATTCGTTACCACCCCCGAGATCAGTTTTGAAACTCGAGAAACAGGCAGATGCACCAAGTTTCTTCGGAGCAGAGCCATTCTCCAACCCTGGAGAAGATTCTATGGCAGTCTTTAATAGTCACAGTACAAGTGGATACATGTTAGATGCTGATTTTACCAAGTCATTCGATGAGCCAGGGTTTGGAAAATCCAGTGGATCACCTGTACCAACACCTGAACTCCGGCAGAGATGGAAACCCTTATCTGCAGATCGCGTTGACACATCGTTCACTGATACAGGAAAAGGTGCTCAGTTTCAAGGTCTCAGCACAGATGATGTTCAAGCAATGAGAAATAAGATTGATATGCTAATGTCTAGATTGGAAGACTTAGAGAACAGGGCTGAAGGTGCAAATCCTCAACTAGAAATGCTTTCTTTCATAATGACTGGACTTTTCTTAATGTTCGTCTTAGATTTGACAGTGCGTAAGATTAAATAAAAGACCACTGATAAGGAAGTAATGCGTAAACTATGGACAGATGGATGGAATTCCTTCTGGCATTTTACATTTGGAGCGCTAACATATAAGGCGCCTATTATTCTAATAATGTTCTTGATGTATCAGCTATTTGCAAACCAGGGTGTCTATGAGAAAAATGTATCAGTAGATATCTTAGAATTCTTCATTGGTCTGACTAGCATGATAGCAGCAGTGAAAACCTTAGATTATCTTCCAGTCGAAGTATTTACTGAAATTATTCCTGATGTGGCCATGGCTATCTAAACTATAGAATGCTAGACTAACTATATGGATAGTTTAGAAAATTGTCTTTCCTTACTAAAAAATATACATGGATTTAGCCCTAAGTCAATTCTTGACCTAGGGGCATATCACGGTAATTGGTCAAGAAGAGTTAAATCTATATTTCCAAGTGCAGAATTCTTTATGATTGATGCAATTGATTATGATGAATTAAAGAAGTGTAATATTCCTTACAAAATTTGCGTTCTATTTTCTGAGAAAACAAGGGTCCCGTGGTATGAGAAGAGAAATACCGGTGATTCTATCTTTAAGGAAACCACTGGTCACTTTGTAAATACTGTTGAAATGTGGAAAGATACAGAGACACTTGATTCTCTATTCGAGGGCAAGCAATTTGATTTTATCAAGATTGATTGCCAGGGAGCAGAAATACCTATTTTAAAGGGTGGGCAAGAGATTATTAAAAATACAGAAGTTGTATTACTTGAAGTCCCATTTGCAGGCCAATATAACAAGGGTGTTCCATCATTTCAAGAGCACATTTGTTATATGAAGTCAATCGGGTTTTTACCGTATGACATTGTCGAACTACATAGAGCATCTGATATCTTATTTCAGATTGATCTACTCTTTGTTCGTGAAACGTCACCTATCTGGGTAAAAACCCAGGAATCCATATGTAATCTAGGGGTATAATGAAGATAGCATTCTTCTTAAGACATTTATCTCTAAGAGGAACTGAAAATTCGATTTACGATTATGCTGACTGTAATGAAAGTATACTTGGAAATCAATCATACATATTTATGTTTAAGAAAGACAAATATCTAGCCCACGGCGCAGAGTATAATGATGCAATATTTACAAAATTCTATAAGAGGTTCTCAGTTGTATTTGTAAATGAATATAGTGATATAGATTCATTGTGCCTAGATTTAAAAATAGATTTATTCTATACACAGACATTTGGCTTACACTGGGCACAGCATTATCCATATGGTTATGTGAATTCTGTAAAGACATTTATTCATTGTGTATTTGATACAAGAGAACCATTTGGTTCTATTTATGGCCCTATTAGTCAATCGATCAACACAATGTTTAATACAACATATCCTGTTTTACCATATATGGTTAGAATAAATGATACTAAAGAAGATTTAAGATCTGAATTAAAGATTTCTGGTGAGTCAATCGTATTTGGGCGTCACGGTGGTCTAGAAACATTTGATATCGATTTTGTGAAAGAATGCATAGAAGATATATGTAAAATGGATTTACCAATTTACTTTTTATTTATGAATACAAGCCAGTTCATAAGTCACCCTAAAGTAATTTTCTTAGAGTCAACAGCAGATCCATTTATAAAACAACGTTTCATAAATACAACAGATGCAATGATACATGCTAGAAAGCAAGGAGAAACATTTGGTCTTGCTTGTGGAGAATTTGCATTATCCATGAAACCCATTATTTCATTTACAGGTTCCATTGAAAGAGCTCATCTAGATATTCTAGGAAAACAAGTAATTGGTTATTCTGATAAAGAATCACTTCACAATATATTAGTAAATTTCAAACCAGGAGCAATTTCAATGGAAAATAACGGATATTTAGAGTATACACCAGAACATGTAATGAAGATATTTTCTAAATTGACCTTATAAACTCCCACTTCAAATCCTTACAAATCTTCTCCCAAATCTTGTCTTGTGCATATAGTTTGTCACGGTTTTTCAGTAAAGGAAAGCAGTGAAGAAAGTCGTCAAGATCTAAGAGTTCACATAGCTTGTATAAGACATAGGAATAAGACAAGAAATTTGAGCGTTCTGCAGGACAATGCTTCTGGAAACTCGGTTGGATTTCCTTAAACAAGTAACGCAACTTCTCCTCCGTTTCGCGATCCATCACTGGAGCCGTGTGGCCATTCAATCTAGATAAAATATGAGGAACATGTTCATAATACGAGTTGTATTTGAGCTTCTTCAAGATTTCTCTGATTTTGCTTCTATTCAAGGAAGAAGGTTGAATGCGTTCCTTTTTAATTTGACCCTGAATGTTTTCAAAGACTTCCTCAGGAATTTCTGTGCTCTCCTTTGCCTGGAACTGCGCAAGCCACTCATTAAAGTGATTAATACGCTTATATGCATAATAAGAAATTTCTCTCGGAGGATCCTTATAAGATGGCTTGTCTGAGTCCATCAAAATAAGCTTATGAAATCCACAATGAGGACATGAGACAGTTGCATCATTAATGGAAATCTTCATATCTTCACCGCAGGCATCACAAATGAATGACGTGTCATTTAGGGAATGCATAGATGGTCTATTGTAATGAGGATCCATTCTTTGTAGATACTGATCCAATAAGGCATCGCGTCTCAAAGTATCTCCACCCTGTTCTTTCATATTTGAATATGAATTGGAAGGTGTCTGCAACTTGACACCACTAATATCCTGCTTAGAAGCGTTCTCAAGAGCCTCGAATACACTACCAGGTCTAGCTCTATCAGCAACATGGATTACATTATCGGCTCCACGATTAATACGGTCTTGAATATCATAGTACTGGAACAAGAGATCACCTGTCTGCAAATAGTAATCAAATACTGCTCCCTTTTCATCTGTAGCATCTAACTTTACTTTTGTCGCCTTGAGCTCCTGTTCAATTCGATATCTCTCAATATCGTTCTGTTCTGTCTTATAGGATGCCATAAGGTTTGAATAAGTATCTTTTAGTGTGGAAACCTGCTCACTAGTATCCTTCACTTTTGATAAATAGTGTTGATGGACAGTATCCAGGGTGGTTCTAGCTTCAGGGTTCGACCGCTTAGAAGGCCGTATCTTGAAGAAGGGATCACTCATGTACTATAGGGTTTCCTGTTGACATTCTTTAGCCCTGGTCCAGTAGAATAGACACGCGCCCTAAAACGTTGAAAAAGGGCTCCCGGGTGAAAGTGGCTTTATAAGAGAAAATCGGCCGGTGATTTCTGGGATTTTCGGGAAAAATATGTAAATTGCCAGAATTTTTTTCTCTCCTAGGGTTATAACAAATGACAGGAGGTGGCTTGATGCAATTGGTTGCCTATGGCGCTCAGGACGTTTACCTAACCGGTAACCCCCAGATTACCTTCTTCAAGGTTGTCTACCGCAGACACACAAACTTCGCGATGGAGTCCATTGAGAACCCCTTCAACGGTTCTCCTGGCTTCGGTCGCAAGGTAACATGCACGATCCAGCGCAATGGCGACTTGATCTACCGCATCTACCTACAGGCCACTCTACCCAAGGTGACCCTCCAGTCCACGGACGGCTCTGGTGCCCAGTTCCGCTGGCTCAACTGGGTCGGCCACAACTTGGTCAAGAACGTCGAGCTCGAGATCGGTGGACAGCGCATCGACAAGCACTATGGTGACTGGCTCCAGATCTGGAATGAGCTCACCCAGGAGGCTGGCAAGCAGGCCGGCTACGCCAAGATGGTTGGCAATGTCCCCCAGCTCGTCAACCTCCTAGTTCAGGGTGGCGAGGACTGCGACAACGACTGCTCTGGCGGCGAGCCCAACAGCTCCAACGAGTACCTAATGTGCTCCCCTGAGTACACTCTCTACATCCCTCTACAGTTCTGGTTCAACCGCAACCCTGGACTTGCTCTACCTCTAATTGCTCTCCAGTACCACGAGGTCCGCATCAACCTAGAGTTCAACGACCTCCGCAACCTCTGCTTCGACCAGTCCCCTGCTCTAAGCAATGTCCACACTGTCCGTGACCGCGTTGCGGCCGCTGGCCTAGTCGCTGCGTCTCTATACGTTGACTACATCTACCTCGACACAGACGAGCGCCGCAAGTTCGCCCAGGTCTCCCACGAGTACCTCATCGAGACCCTCCAGTTCACTGGCGGTGAGTCCATCACCTCCTCCTCCAACAAGCTCAAGTTGAACTTCAACCACCCTTGCAAGGAGCTCATCTGGGTTGTCCAGCGCGACTCCTTCGTCTCTTGCGACGACAACGTCATCGCCCCCTGGAAGGGCCAGCAGCCCTTCAACTACTCTGACTGGTGGGACCGCGCCGTCCTAGAGTCTGGCTACTCCGTGACCCGCGTTGAGGGCCTTGCCGGCAACAACCCCACGGTCACTGCTCTACTCCAGCTAAACGGCCACGACCGCTTCCAGGTCCGCGAGGGACGCTATTTCAACGAGGTCCAGCCTTACCAGCACCACACCAACGTGCCCGCGGTTGGCATCAACGTCTACTCCTTCGCTCTCCAGCCCGAGCAGCACCAGCCCAGCGGCACATGCAACTTGTCTCGTATTGATAACACCACACTCCTACTAACTGTCTCCAACAACGCTGTTGGCACAGCCACAAGTGCGACTGTCCGTGTCTACGCGACAAACTACAACGTGCTCCGTATCATGTCTGGCATGGGAGGACTTGCCTACTCTAACTAAACGCCAAACCTCTGGTTTCGCAAATATCAAAGAATTCCTAAAGTGAGTATTAAATACTCAGTTCCAGAATTTAAGAGATTAAAATATTTAAAAGTTATTTTATAAAATAGATAAGATGTCTAGTAGTTCCCAAACGATTGTTATCAGAAAAAATAACATGATAACGTTAAAGAATAGACACAATCAACTAAATTTAGGTAGGGGTAAAAAATTGAACAATACGATGCATCATTATAATTCAGACAATTCGATTGATCAAGAACCAATGCCCGATACATATCTTGATATCGACGAAATATGTGGAGATCATAATTATGGAAATTTACAAATAGAGCAGGCACAACAACGTGCTGCATTTTATCTACCCAGGCTTATTGATTATAATGAAGCAATTGATGATAAGAAGACTATAGCACCTGAAGATATATTAGGTCTTATTATTCATTACCCAAATGAGTTACCATTAGCTCTTGATTATACTACAACATTTCAATACGGGATATTCCCGGCTATACAGGCAAATACAACAGAGGAAAATCAACCAATAATGTTGATTACAATGAATGGATTGCAGGAAATTCATGCCGATGATCTCCGTAACAAGTATGCAGATACACTTACAAAACTCTTCTCAGGACCAGTTGGCTAGTATAAAACTTATGGTATTTATAAAAATTAAAGTTAATAGACATTAATTTTTATTAGATAATTAAGTTCGTTAGTAAATTCAGATAGGTAGGTATGAGTATTGAAGATAAAATAGAAACAGCTTTACTTTTAACTATTCAATATTCTATGATCGAAATTATAGATTTGGTTAATAGACAGCAACAAGAATTTAAATTAGTAATTGCAGGAGGGAGGGCTATTGAATTTTATATGAGTGGACTCCTCCAAGATAAACTTGAAAAACAAGGGGTATATGATAAATCATTTGATTATGATATACACGTATATCCAGTTAATAATAATAATACGTCATCTGAATATCATCCACTATATAAGCTCAGTGAAGGATATGGTTGGGATAGAGATCATACACTTTTTACAAGAAAAGGGTATGCGCCAATTAGTCCATATAATTGGAAGCCATATGTAGATTTATATAATACTATAAAACGATTTTATTTAGATTCCACGAACGGACAATCTCGCATAGATGATATAATTTACTCTCTTTATAGTATTGATAATGTTGAAACGATAATAGATTTTCCGTTCTTGATTGAGTGTTTAAAGAATGGCTCGGCATTTGAAAAATCAATGATAGTAATGATAGATAAAAACATGGTCGTATGGAGAGTAAAAGTGTTAATTCCTCTTAAAAACGGAAAAAAGCAAATAATCGAGCTACTTGATTTAAAAAATTCTCTCCGTTACGTTGAAACACACCCCAATGGGATTCCAAAGTATTTTAATAAAAATACAAATAATACAATGGTAGAAAATACAGATGGTGAATTTTTAAAATATGATGGCAAATATTATACAAGGGGTGAATTTTGGAATATAAATAATAAAGGTGATTTTAATAGTGTTGCTATAAATGCATATCCACCTACAATACTTAATGGCTATAGTTCATTTGGAAAAGAAATTTATATTCCAAGACCCTCTGTATTATTAAAAGATAATTCTGTTCTAGTTGGTAGTATTAAGGATGGATATGATATATTAGGAAAAGGTGAATACGATGTGATATTTAATAAGGTGGCAGATGTACTAGGTATAAGCGAAGGAGATAGAAAAGGTATTGATTTTCCATTTATAATGGAAAAAAGTTCTAAGCAAATGGCTACCACAGGTCATAATAATCTAAAGTATAAGAGTAAATATAAAAAACGTTTTGTAAGAGTATTTTGTTTAGCGTATATGTATATTCACCTAGATGAAGCCCGCGGTACAACGGCACCAATAGAAGAAGATGTGGGTAATTATGGAAATTTTAAAAAAGCATTAGCTTATCCAAATTTGAATGCAGGTCCAGATAATAATCTTAAAATAAAATTTGCAATACAATCTTCACTAGTTGGTGCTGCTGCTGGCTTATTATTAAGCGCTCCAGTTGCAGGCTTTGCTCTAGGAGGTGTTCTAGGAGCGTATGTATATAAAGAGTTTTTTGAAGGTAAACAACAGTTAGAAGCATTGGGGGTAGGGGAAAAAAAGGCACTAGTAATACAAAAAAAACCCACTCCTAAACCAGTAACAACCTTAGTAAAGGGGACTATTAATCCAAGTGCTTGGCCTGGAGGTATTAAGATGAACCCTGGAGATAGTTTAACGTTATTTAATAGTCAAATATTATCAATAGCTGGTAGTAAATTTATAATTCCAGTTGTTGGATATATTGAAATGCCAAGTAGAAAAAAGTATTACTATGCATATGAATTATTTAGGAGTGAACATATTGTATCGTATGTATCAAAAGAATTACTTAGTAGATTTAAGAATACATATATAGTAAATACGGATACAACGCGAACTGATGCTGATAAGTGGGGTCCTTTACTTAAAATAGATAATATTCTATCGAGAAACTTGAGCCGGTATAATCAGGCAATCTCACCCCTTTCAACATATTATCGTATGTACAATAATACTAAATATAATTATATTGACTTGACATATAAGTGGGCAGTCCAGGATGGCTCACAAGGACCGTATACTAAAGACTTTGGTAAAAACTTTGATGCTTTAGTAATTAAAATATTAAAACTTTGTAAGAAGAATAAAAATTCAATACGATGGGAATTCATGAATAGTGTTAATACAGGATATGCAGATCAAAGCCTTCAACAATATTCAACTTATATGAGAGAATGTCTTTTTTTCTCATATAACTATCCTGCGTCTATCTTTTCTAAAGGTGAATTTACTTGCTTTCGCTGGGGATTTCCAATGAGTGTATTAGTAGAAGGTAGTGGCGATACATTAATATGGAACAAAGTTGAAAACGTTAAAGTTAATACAATTGTATATAATACCGCATTTATATCTACTACTATGGCAAATCATTTATATCAACATACGCCATTATTCGCTTTAAATGGTGTTAGAAGTGCAGTTAGTAGGAAATACACTCTGTATATTATTAAGTTAAAAAATAAGGGTTTCTTATTTATGAATGAATTGTCATCTTTTAAAAGTGAATATGAAATTATGATACCCGCATTAACAAAATTTAAAGTAATTAATCGTAGCTGGAAAATTATGGCATTCATTGATAGTAATAATAAAGATGATAAAAATGATAAAGATGAAACTGAAGATATGTATAGGCAAATATACTGTGTAACACTAGAACAAATTGAAGAAGGTTATAGTATTTTTAATAAACCATTAACTCATGCCACTGGGCATCTCCCTGCCACTGGGCATCTCCCTGCCACTGGGCATCTCCCTGCCACTGGGCATCTCCCTGCCACTGGGCATCTCCCTGCCACTGGGCTAC